CTAGCGAAGGCCAGATTAAGATCTCCCTTGCTTCAATGAACCACGCACTTGATGCAGGTCTTGAGACCGCAGGCATTCCAGTTGCTCCAATGAACAAGGCTGCAGCTGCAGACATGCCAGGCGGCGTTTCTGATGAGGAGCTACTTACGTTCCTTGATGTAGTTAACTAATAACTACGAAAGGAGCATTTAAGTGAACTTCCATCAGGCTCCTATAACCAGGTACCTACGTTTACAGGATAGGTCTGCAAGCCCCACCGCAGACCAATTAACGGTAGCCCCACAAGCGTTCAGCGCAAGCGCTCCGGTAATTAACACCTCTACTTGGATGTCAGGTAGGGCTGTTAATGTATTTTTTGAAACTCCTACTTGGCCGTCAAGTACTTTTAGCATTAATCTAGAGTACAACCACAGTGCAAGCGGTTCTCCTTTACTCGTTGCGCCTAACGTAATGATTGAGGATGGCGGAAACGTAAGCGGAGTGCCTAACGTAACAAACCACTTTATTCGTGGAAACGTTGCATTTTCAAATACACTAAATACAAGTATTAACGTAACTTATTGCGGCGTATTGACTAATGTAGCTCCATTAGGCGCAAGAGCGTCTGCGGCAAACTACGGTTGGGTTCAGCCTACGGACATACTTGACGTCTCTGGTAATAATCAGATCGCACATAATCTGGCAACAAACCAGAACATTACAGTACAGGCCGTTAGAGCTAAGGGCGGTCCTGACAGCTACTACGTAGAATTCAATGCTCCGCTGGATCTAGACGGTACAGGTGTTGCCGTAATTGGTGGAAGTGATGCAACAAACTTTCCTATTTCTACTGCAACTGGTGGATCCGCTGCAACAGAGCTTGCTTACGACTTTACGCTTAAGTACGCTAATAGTACGTTTAAAAAGCTTGCAATAGATGGACTTACTCTAGCTGTAATTGGAAAAGACTCAAGCGGAACTCCTGCGTTTACGGGTACCCTTGTAGGCTCAATTAATCTAACTTATGCGGACAACAATAAGCCTGGATTAATTGCTAGCCTCTTTGATCCATCTCGCTTTATGCAGGTTTCAAGAGCCTGGGCTAACGCTAATTTCCGGCCGCTGTCTACCGTAACATCAACAGCATTTAACACTCAAAGAATCTCTATTGATAGGGATTATGTGTCTGGCTCGGAACCATATCGCTGTATAGCAATTATAAACTCGGGTAACGTCGCAGCTTATCCGCAGCTTGCCATTACTATTAACCCAATAAGCTAATCTTTGGAGATAGCATGGGCTTCCAAAGAAGCGCATATACAAAATACTTGGTGCTAGGAGCCGCGGCTGACCATAAATTTCAGCCGCATCCTTTTAATTTCCCCAACTACATTACCAATAACGCACCTTGGCCTCTAGCAGCATTTAATACACGTAACGATATAACTATCTACGATGCGGGTTGGAATATGGGTCGGCGTGTAAATTTATTCTTAGAAACCCCTAACTGGGAATTTTCTACCTATAAAGTTACAGTTAGAGCCTTTAACGCAAGTTCTAATCCAACAGCTAGTATTAGGCCTGTACTCGTAGCTCCAAATGCCATATTAAACGACCCCGCAGAAGAAGCAGTTAACGGAGCAATTCCGTACTACACTTTCTTAATGGGTAATCCTGTTTATCCTAACGGCGCTATTTGGAATTCTAATAGCGAGGAAAAAGTTGTAAGCTTCTTAGATTCCGAGGGTGCAACAGTTTATCCGGTTCGTTTTGAAACTAGTGGAGGAGAGTATTTAACAGATGCAGCTTCGGCTCCAAATGCACCATTTACTCCAATGGTGGGATGTACTGCTGCAGGAGAAATACGGCTAAACTATTCTGCCGCTTTAAGAAATGTAGTGGGAGTTGGTAGCAGGGCTACTGTTAGTTCTAATAATTTAGTAAACCCTACAGATACAATTGAGATTATTGCAGCAGGAGCAAGCTACTCTAATCTCGGGGAAAACAACAGACTACCTAATTACTCTAGTAATAACTATCCAATCATTACAGCCTGTAGAGTTACAGCGCAAGGTACTTGGCGGCTTGAGTTTGCGGCCATGATAGATAACTACGGCCCCCCAGACCGGCCGAACTTACCGGCCTATACAGGATTAGGCACTTACACAAATCCTGTTACAGGGGGGACATCTAATCCTACCGCCTACACAGCAAACGAAATATATTTTGTATATGTTGATGATAAAGGCATTCCAGATGTCAGAGGTTTAGCCAAAAATAATATGACCGTAGAAGTACGAGGTCGAGATCTCGCCGGCAATATAGTATTTACAGGTACGCTTTATAATGCCTGCAATCTCACTTACTGCCGAAACAATCGTGAGCAGATTATAAATACATTTAAGGATCCAGGTAAGTACTTAAACTTTAGCATAGCTAATTTTGTAAAAACGGCAAGACCGATAATGCCGGCAAACTCAGTTATTACAAATGCAACAAACACCTATACGTTTACTTACGGAAACTCCCAAAACGGCACCCAGCCAATAAAGACTCTAGCTATTTGCGACTCTGCTCAGCAGGGAACAGGGCAAACTTTAGTCGTAGTTACAGTAGAACCTGCCGAGTAATTAAACTTCGTTTTATAGGGGCTGGCATGCTATAATTAGGCATCTATGTCAGCGGGTAACTCAAGCAATACCGTTTTTACCGCTATTCCCGTAGGCGAAGACTTTTATATGTCTTTTTCTACGGAGCGATTTTTTCATACGATAGTGCCGGCTGACATTGTAGATGTGGTATTTAAGTTGTACGACGCCAGGCTTATAGGTTCGGTAGGCAGTCCAAATCCAAATGCTGTTATTGAAACAGTAACCAAGAGCGTCACTCCTAGTAGATTTGTAATAACGCCGACAGCCGTCTCAGCACTCATTTATTCGGCTTCTCTAGATAGCTACGAATCAACTCGCACATCTGGAGCGACTACGACTTTCAGAGGCGAACTGTACGGCTTTGCATCGCTGACTGTAAGTGGTGAGGAGACTGGGGATAAAACCCGGCTTGAGGCGCAACGTATTACCGCTCGTGCGTCTGCCTATGCAACTTACCTGGAGCCTGATACTTATTGGGACGGCTATTTCTACTCCACTTCTGTAAAAACTATTACTGCGTCCTGCAACGCTGCCGGTACGCTTACCGACCTTTCACTATAATCCACCATGCCATACCCTAGCACACAAAGTAGCATTGTCCTGGGTCCGGTTGCAGTTATCGTCGGGGCTAATCGTCACAAGATTCCGGCCAGCCCGTATAGATCAAAGGCAAACTATCTACCCGTAGACCAGGTGGCCCAGGATGGGGCGTCTTTCTTTCGTACCCAGGTATTTACGCCGGATAATAATCCGCTGAACATTGTCGACATGAAGCTGCGCTATGTGGTGCGGCAGTCTCTGTTCTCGGATAGCTATATTGAAATAGATGTAACTGTTGTTCGCCCCGACTACGGTGAGATCGAGATCTACATTCCGCCGAATATCTTGTCTGATCCAGGCTTGCACCTGGCAGGCATACAGGTCTACAACCTGGACAATAAGCTGATCTACCAGACTCCAAGATACCTGGAGATCACGCCCAAAATCAATTCTAAGAATCGTCCCGTCACTGTGGCTGAAATACGCATGGCATTGCGTGACTATCCGGAGTGGAATACTCTGCTTAATGACGTGGAATTCAGCGACAACGAAATTGCCTACTGCATCACCCGCCCTATAGACACCTGGAACTCCATGTCTCCGGATGTAGGCCAATACGATATTCATAATTTTCCTTGGCGGCAGGCACACATCAACGCCACGATAGGCGAACTTATGAAGATTGCCGCTTATCACTATTTTAGAAATCACTTGCCCTACAGCTCTGGTGGATTGTCAGTCGACGACAAGAACAAGGGCACCGCGTATCTTCAGATGGCCGAACAGGCGCTGGCTAACTTCCAGACATTCAGCCAGGAGAAGAAATTCGAAATCAACATCATGGGCGGCTTTGCATGGCTGTCTGGACCATACGATCAAGTTTGAGGTGCTAGATGGGTGAGCCCTTTAAAGACCTTCGAATTCTATACGACGGCCTTGGGCGAACTGCTGTATCTTGGATATTGGATTCTCGTTTTGATGATCCGTATCCCCATACATTTGAATTACAATTTAGCTCTGTGTCCACAGGATTCGATACAGGGAATTACCAAATTGTGAGCTCAGGACATAAAGTAGACTATCTGCTGGACGTCAAATTTAGAGATGCAGGGTTGCCGTCTGCGGCATTCTATAGAGTGAAGCTCACCACGCCTGCAGGGCAGTATTACTCGCCTGCGCGAGGACTGCAGGGCAACGTAAATGATAAAAACCTGGGGTTAGTACGGGAACTACTACGCAAGGAAAATCTGGCACTACGTAGTGACCGTGGCGCATCTAAAGGATTTTTATTTAAACGTAGATACTACGGTCCTGCCTGTAGCTGCACCGACAAGAACACCGGCATACTAGTACACAGTATGTGTCGCGATTGTGCTGGTACTGGCTTCAAGGATGGGTATTTTCCAGGCGTACAATTTTCCATCTTAGCGATGAGCACGGAGAGTCAGCGAGAGCAAGCAACTCCAGCAGGTCCTCAGGAGACACGAGCTATAGAGGCTAGATGTTTGGTTTTCCCTACAGCAGAAAGCCGAGACTTATGGATGGAAGCTGATACCAGCAGGCTATACGAAGTCAAGGACTATTCAATTATAGGTCGTTTGGGATTACGCCCTGTTGCAGCTAAAATCCAATTAAGAGAAATGCCATTAGTAGAGATTGTGCCTTTACTGGTATCATTGAATAAAGAGTCTTCTGCCCCGTCTACTACAGCTTGAAAGTAAAGTATTAAATCATGGCAAATACGATTCGCATTAAGCGTCGATCAACGGACTCCACCGCTCCAACTACAGGGCAGGTAGTAAACGGAGAGTTAGCTTTAAACGAAAATAACGATATTTTGTACTACGGTAAGGGTGGAGGCTCTAGT